ACCTCGCGGCAGGTGTGAACCTCGCGGGCAACCTGGCCCGTGTGAATACCAACAACGCCAAGGCGGCGAATGCGTTCAATATGGGCGTCAAGAATATCAACAAGACGCTCAACACGACCAACCTGAATCAGAAGTTGAAGAACAACCTCGTGACGGCCCAGAAGCATTTCACGACTGCCGCCATCAACGCCGCGGCGAACCAGCCAATCAAGGCGGCGAACCACGCTCGGCGCGGTATCGGTGCGCTCAAGAATTACATTGGCGCCAACCTTCCCAACATGTAACCTGGTCCATGAGCTCGCGCGTGTGTGCATGGTCCCATGTCGTCACCTTCTTCTGAAAGCAGTCCTCGAGGTGGGTCTGCAATACCCCCGAGTCAGGGTGACCCCAGTTGTGTTCCTTTTTGAACAGAAAATCGTCAAAGCCAATAGGACCCATTGTGCACGGCACGACCCAAGGCGTCTTCACATACTCTTTCAGTCCCCCGTAATCGGTAATCACGACGGGTTTGGACCTCAGAGCAGCCTCAACGGCCCCCATTCCGACACCCTCGGAGTGTGAGCAATTGACGTAACAGTGACTGGTCTCGTGCACCTTTTCGAGATCTTCGGGACTCAGGAGACCGTTGATAATGGTGACTCCCGGGACTCGCCAGTCGACCGGAGCCACACACGTCGCCTTGAGGACGAGGTGCGCCGCATCCCTGAACTCGCAGCGGAGGTACGCCTCGATGAGCTTCTTGATATTCTTGCGTGGGTCCAGAATGTTGCCGATCGAGTAGAACACGTAGGGGGTGGTGGGAGCCACTGCGCGCGGCACCTTGGTCGGGGACCAGTGGCGCAAGAGGGACCACTTTGTCGCCGGAAATTGCTTCTCGAGAATTTGTCTTGAAAATTCACTCGGGACGTGGACCTCCTTGTACCGGCTCAAGACTCCGTAGCACTCGTTGACTGGATCGGTCTCACAGACGGTCATGTAGGTCCATTCGATACAGAACTGTTTGTACTGATCGAAGACGTCTAGTTGGGACTCTATGGGCAGGACAAATGCGAAACCTCGGTCATAGGCTGCGCGCTTGGGACGTTGACCCAACTCACAGTACTCGGCGTCGGGATGCAGCAAGTCGGCGTACTGCTTGGTCACTTGGCCAATACCGGCCAAAAGTTGGGGACCCACGAAGAGCCACATTGTATATCAAGAGGCGAGTCCCCTTATTTGGTGCATCATAAGAGCCACGCGCAACTCCAACGAATTTGAAAACAAAATTCGCAAGAAGACCTCGCGCCCGAGTCTGTTGAGGGGCGTCACGAAAGGGGTCAGCCATGACGTGAACCAGATGACGTCTCGCATTACTAACCGCTCTTCAGATTTTTCTTTTCTCGATAAGTAGCAGTACAGATGGCTGCAATGTATGTGCTGGCCATGACGGCCGCCGAGCTCTTTGGAAACAGCCATCTCAAGTGGTACACTGAGAACGGTTCAGGCCACCACTTGGGGTTGGGTATTTTGGCGTGGGCCGCGGTCCTCTTCTTTCTAGTGAAGAGTCTGGCGACCAAATCTATGATGTGGACGTGTATAATGTGGGAGGCGGCTATAGTGATAGGCGGCGCGCTCGTAGCGTACTTTGTTTTTGGAGAGAAATTGAATCACTGGATTCAGTGGCTGGGCATCCTCCTTGCGTTGGGTGCGGCCATCTGCATCAACTATGACTGTCAGAGCAAATGAAGAGGTAATTATTCTCCGGGCGCGCATAACACACGTAGCCGATGGACTTCATGAGAGGTGTGATTTCATCCTTGTCTGATTCTAGGATTTCAATATACATTGCGGGTTTCCATTTAGTGATGGTATCCCATGCTCCTTTGATCACGTCTAGCTCGTGGCGTTCGACGTCCAGCTTGATGAGACACGGGCGGCCAGAATACACGTCATCGAGACGCTTGAGAGTCACTTCCGACCCCCCCGCACTCGCGTCATACCAACGAACATCTGGGTCGAGCGAGGCGCCGCCATAATTGACCACACCCGTGACGTCACGAGTAGGTATGAAAAGGGTCGCGGTTTCATCCTTGGACGATAGTCCAAACGGATAAACCTTCACAGGGTTCTTGAGATTCGGGTTCTGTTTTACATTCTTCTCAATTACAGAATGAAAAAGAGGATCGAAAGTGTGTACCGGGCAATAGTCGGAAAACATAAGAGCATTCCAGCCTATGTTACCTCCTATATCAAGTATGTCCTGACCGGGTTTCACAAGGTGCGGAAGGTCTTGCCGCATCCATCCGTCCCACTCCTGCCCACGACGCAGACACCCCCCGATGTACTGGTCATCCTTGATGACGCTCACAAGAAACTTTCCTACATGGACCTCGTCCGTTTCAAACTCCATGTATATTAAGGAAGCGCCGCACACCTTTATTAAATGGATGACGTCTACAAACACATATTTCAGCGGCTCACCGAGGTCGAGGAGGGTCTCCGCGAACTTCGTGAAGTGACCTGGCCCGTGTGTCAGGGTCTCGTCGATGAACGGACGGGCCAGTTTGATAATGTCCGTACGAAACGGAGGTTTTTTAAATTTTTGGACCTGGACGAGATCCGGCGGCTCCTAAGGCTCAAGTGCATATTCATGGGAAGGTCCCAAGATTTAGCCGTCGAAGAACTTCGACAGATCCGGGTAGAGTAGCCTCGGGTGGCCGTGGGAAAAGCGGCCTCTTGCCGTCGTGCCACGTTCCGTTTTGAATACATCGCGTGATATTCTCCTCGACGTCGCCCGCATTCACAATGGCGCTCACGCCCGCATCCTGTGAGTGAGAAAATGTCCGAAGTTTGTTGATGACCATTTCGGACCCACCGAAATAACTCAAGTGCCACCCGGCATATTGAATTGTGGGGAAACTCCAACGATTATTACGTAGGTAAAACGGTCCCCATTTACGGAACACCGCCATGGTCGTGATGACCGTCCCGAACCAAGGCTCATCTGTAGAGATGGTGTCCAGTGAGTGAATGTATAGCCACATATGGACCGAACACACTATATGTGGTAACTTTTCCCATGGCACCTTGGTCATGTCTGGGATTTCATCCACGTCACTCATCATCATGATAGCCTCATTTGGGTAATCTTTCATAGCTTTGGTCATCGCGTAACGCTGGTAATCTTCCCGAACGATGGGGTGGAGTTTTCCACCGGGCATCTCCTCCTCAGACACGATGACGTGTTCGATCTTGCCGGCCCATTTTGCATAACGCTCCTTATTTTCACTATAAAATAGAGGCTTGCGCTCTCCTATGTGATTCACCTCGGACTCTACGAGAACGAACTTGTCGACGTATGGGTCGAGAACTTCAAACCGAAGTTCAAGGATGTCCAATTCGTTATAGAAAATAAACGCATCCACAATCATTGGTTTTCACTGGCGTAAATTCTATAACTGTTAATTCGGACACTTGACTGGGCGTCGTTTGACGAATTTTCAGTGTAAATTTTCTGAAGTTGAGTTCGGGGCTCACCTCGGACGCCGGCAAAGTGAACGCAAAAATCTCCCGGAAGCCAGTGAACCCGTGGATCAATTCTGTAGTCGTAAGCGTTAATTATGTTTATAAATTGGTGAGGGATGATCTGGGCCCCGTTCTTGTACTTGGGCGTGGACAAAAGTTGATCCATCGCAGTCTGTTCGTGAAACAGCTGGCGGTCGAACCCCTGGAAGTTCCAAACATCCTCGAGGAATTCATGGGCCAGCGGGCAATTCTTGATGAAAAATACACCCGAGTTCAATCCCTGGAAATCTCGGCCTATGAAAAGGAACTTGTCTTGGTGCACAAGATTTATAAAGTCTTCAATTTTGCGGTCCTGATTGGTGATGAGCACGTCACCGTCGAGCCAGACGATCCAGTCCCAGTCGGCCAAGTGTTTTCTGATAAGAGGAATTTTGGACCACTGAAGCTCGCGTTTCACGTCATCAAATGGCAGCTCTTCCGTGATTCTCGTGTAGTTGTGAGTCTTGGCGTGACGGGCTTGACTGAGACTACACGAAATCACCGACCGCTTGTAGTCCTCCCCTCGGGTCAGTGAGCAGACGGCGAATTTCATATGAAACTATAGGACCATTTCTCTTTAGTTGGTTTAAAGAGCCAGCAGCCATGTGTTTTAGAAATGACGACAGTCCATACTCGGAATGGAATTTTCAAAACTCATGACGAGGACATTTACATCAAGGCTCATATGAGCGGTGGTATGGTATATGAGCACCACCTTATAAACGGGCCCATCCGTCAGTATATTGAAAAGTCAAAGTACATAGTCGATGTCGGGGCGAACATCGGGTGCCACGCCATCAGTTACGCCAACATGAACAAAGATGCGGAGGTTTGGGCGTTCGAGCCCCAAAAGAGCATCTACGACGTTTTGACTCACAACATTAAATTGAATAATCTGGGTGACCGGGTACATGCTTTTCCGCATGGCCTTGGACACACAGCCAGCTCGCTCAGTCTGTGCAAACTCGACGAGGTTTTCGACAAGAACCGCCAGGGACACAATCGCGGCGGTGTTGGGATCGGGGTGGGTGGCGAGCAAATAGAGATCAAGACACTCGACGAAATGAATTTACCGGGTCTTGATTTTCTGAAGATTGATGTCGAGGGCGCGGAGGGTCTCGTCATCGAAGGCGCCGCTGAAACAATCAAAAAGTATAGGCCTATCATCTTCTTCGAGCACAATAGTCAGTCCATCGACCCGAAATGCGTGGGCGTCGATCACGTACCAACCCCATTTTATGCACTCAAGAAGCTTGGCTATCATGTATTCACGCACCTGGATTGGGACAATTACATCACCTTACCATGGGATAACCTGTTTTACCGTATGGCCGCCAGTTAAACAGGGTTCACTTCAGGGTCAGCATATACAGGGTCGAACGAATCAGGGCGGTAATTTCATCCTGAATATTCTTCAGGTACGTGTCCCCGCGGGGCAACTTGATGCCCCGGACCTTGGCCAAAAGGTACTTGAAGTACAGACGGGCCTTGCGCGGATCCTTGGCGACCCGCTTGTTGACTGTGATTTTCTTGAGCCGACCGTACTTGCCCATGTACGCCTCGGCCCACGAATCCAACAAAGGGATGATACCTTCGTAGTACGCCTGAAGCGCCTTGTGCTCCGCGAAGGAAGGGGTCGTCAGGTGGAATGCGTGAGCTTGAGTCCGCGAGTTCATGAGGAGGCCAACGTACCGATTAGCCATTTAAATTAACCAACAAAAAATTCTTGAGTCTACATTAGTAGTAATGGTGTTCTCCGAGACCATTTTACCTACGGGCAAAACCCTTTACAAGGGTCTCGAACGCGTCGGGTGTCAGGTCCTCCTCAGAGATACCCGTGCATTTTACCTCACGGACAGCGTCGCCCTCGCCAAAAACTACGGCAAGGTGTGCAAGTACCGGGTCAAGAAGACCCTACGGCTCTTCGACCTTTCACATAAGAACATCGACCGCCTCATCAAGAGCAAGTACCCGATCTCTGAAGAGACCAAGCACCTTCTGAGGACCGCGCTAGGAACAGGGACGACGGTCGGTGCCCAGTCTCGGGCCGCCAAGCTCCTTTTCGGAATCAAAAATGCCGGGCCCCTTCCCAAGAACACCGACACGCGCCGCGGTCAGCGCCTGAGTTACAAGGAGCTGAACAAGCTCGCCTTTAGTAATTTGACTCGGGAATTCCTCGCACCAGAAGGCTATGACGGCTACTACGCCGCCAAGAAAAAGTCCATATTTCATTCGGGTACATTTCATTCTGAAATTATGCTCAACAACGCGTACCAGTGCATCGAGCGCATCGTCGGCAAGGACACGCGGATGCCTGTCGTGACGCACCGGTCGTTCAAGTGGGCCGTCCCGCGCATCTTCATGGACTTTTGCAAGGGCACGACCCGACTGACCCGGCCCTATGGGGGTGGCCTCGTACCGTTTTGCACCGGCGGTATGGCGGTCCGTCTGTACATGCAGGCCCGAAAGCAAAAGCTGGCTCCATTCATCCGACGGACGTCCGATTTCGACTTTACATTCGCCGTGCCACACAAGCTCCGGTCTGAAGCTCAAGTGTCTTCGTACGTTTTCAGCATGCGCCGGATCATGACGGCCCACCTGTCGGCTTTCATCCGATATCTCAACAGAA